TGAAATAGGGAAGAATTCTTCCCTAAAGTTCATTAAGAAAGATTTAGGACCCTTTGAAAGTGTTTTAATACGATCAAAGAGATCTGAATCTTCTAATAAAAGATCAAGTAAAGGATAATATTTCTTACTACTCTTCAAAAGGTGCAAAGAATGGAAAAAGTAGTCAGGACCCGGAAGCTGTATAAAGCCTCCGTCTTCTGCTACTTTGACCACTTTTGTACCTTTTGATGCCTCCCTCTTAAGGAAGAGTTTTCAGATTTTAATAACATCTCAATACCTCCTAATAAAAGGAGAATTGAGAATGTTCTTAAAACCATAAGACTCATCCCCACAAAGGAAGGTAGATAATTTCTGAGAAAGCTTCGAATCTTTACAGATTGTTGAAATCAATAGGTTTGGAAACCTAAAGAATTTCTTCAATCGGAAAAGAGACGATACCAACTCAGGAATATCAGAGTATTGCATAGAACGGTGTACCCTCTTTCAAAAAGAGAAAGGCACCAAAACAAGGAAAGAGTGAAGAGAAGTTCCAGGTATAAGTGAATCCACGAAAGTGGTATGCTTACTACATAGAATCCTCTCTGATCTCCCTAAGTTATCGTCTTTTACTTTTCAGTAAGAGACGTAACCTAGGTAAAATCCTATCAAAGTTAGTCAGTCTTCACAGACTGACGGGACTTTAAAGTCACTGCCTTCCTTGGAAGGCACCCTCCTTAGTCAAGAGGGGATACATCCTAGTAACGATTCTGTAAAAGTAGCATCTGTCAAATGATATGCTGATTCAAGAGTGCTTAGTCATAATTGTATTAAAGAATGACTATCACCTTGTTTCAACAAACCAAGTGGCAGAGGAGATACATTAAGATTATTGAGAATAAGTTTAGAGGCAAATTCTGCGCAGAAGGGCGACGTCCTTGTGGGACTAATCGTCTTCTGAGCTGAAATGCCAATACCTAAATTCTCTATAATATTTTTGTACTCCTTTGCTACTAAAGGATCCAGGATGACAATGTCATCTCCTAAAATTAGATACTCCTTAAAAGAGGTCACTCCCAAAGCCTTATACGCCGCAAGGCGTACAAGGTAATGGTGAAGTAGGGCCATGGTTGCTCAAGATGAGTAGGCTCCTATTCCTTGACCTACAGTATAACTTACGTTATTACAGTGGGCCATGGAAAAAGGAATACCTACCATAATGAACTTCCAGGACTCTACTCCTAATGTTCTTATTCCTATACACTGCAAACAGGTCCCTTCCAATTTAATTGGAAGACGATCAGTTGCAGCGGTAAGATCAAAACATCAGGCTGACTTTCCTTTTTGGAAATATCTTTTGATAGTATCAATAGAGGCTCCTTGATCAAAAGTATAATCCATATTAGGAAATTTTGTTTTCAAAATATGTATTAGACTATGATGAAGTGGAGCTAAGGTACCTTGAGACACTCAATCGAGTAATGCAATATAACGATTCTTCATAAGTCCATCAGGAAAGAAGGTTAGGACACGAGGTCCTAAATCTACTTTCTTGATGTACTTAAGAGGAAGCATAGTACGGAGAACCCTTAAAAAGGGAATCCCAATACTATGATACAGCAAGTATATAGTTGAAGAACTAATACCTGTTGTATAACTCATGGATGGAAATATATTACGAAATTCTTTAATAAAGATATCGCAATATTTTCTTAATCCAGGAGTCTCGTGAAATTGCAGTAACTCGACTAAAAGTCGAAGAATACCTTTACCTCCTGGACCTACCTTTATTCAACCTCGGAGTGAAATCACTCCTGGGTGGAAATAAGAGGCATGGTCCAAGTCTCTGTTGACTGGAACCCCTTTAAAGGTACAATCGGGTATCAAAGAAAACCATAGAGAAAGCATCTCCTTATTGATGGAATCAACATATTGCCTCTCCTTTAGTGATAAAGGTTTGGTAATAGTTGATCTATCAAAAGGAGCTGCTTTATCCAGGTAGCGGTAAAGACGTATATAACTAATAATTAAAACTCGATCCCACAGCGGGATCTTGTTAAAATTATTAATTAATCCTAATAAATATAAAGGGACTCCATTACTGGATACCTTACGATTTATATAGGATTGATCTCAACAAGTGATAGTGCCTATAAGTAGATAATTCTTAATTAAAAGAAAATCTGCTTTTAGACACTTACCAACTTGCTGAGGTTGTATACGTTTAACTATAGCTACATGTTTCTCATGAATCTGTAAAAGATAATGAGAAGCAAGAGGTGATATTGAACATCCCTTTAGAAAACTAAAGGAGCTCCTTATTAACCCATGGAAACTCTCTATGTCCGACTTGCTGAAGGTCTTAATAGACTTCGCAATAGGCAAGATACCAGAACCTTTCGGTTTAAGCATAGCTTTGGCAGATTGCGAAATTACAGAATCTACACGGATAAGGAGCATACCCAACCT